TACTACGGTCCATCCAGACATGACAGCTCCTTAAATTACAAGAAGGGGGCCGAAGCCCCCGCCGTTTATCAGCTCAATCAGTCGAGGTTACCGAATGGGTAAGTCGTAGTGTTGCCGATGTTGGGGTCGTTCTGGAAGTAACGAGCAAGGAACGAGAAAGCACCGGTCAAGGAGGTCCGTGTGTCCAAGCCAGTACCAACAATCGCCAACGTAATCACAACTTGCGACAGGTTTGCCTGACCGTTAGGCTGGATGATGTCAACAGATGTGTTCGACTGGTTGGTGATCTGCGTTCCAGTGAACGTAGACAATGCTTGACGACCAACAGCACTGATAGCGCCAGTCGAAAAGTAGGTTGGGGTACCAGCGGCGGCTGTATAGTTGTTGGACACGTAAATGGTCGCGGAAGACAACGAAGCGGAACCGCCTGCAACAGCTACAACGGTCTGGCAGTCGATGTTGACGCCATCAAGGTTGCAACCAGTAGGCAAATACATAACCACGCCACGATAGACGTTTGTTGCGGTATCGGCTGGGATAGTGACTGGCGCGTAGGTTGTTGTGCCGGGGGTGTAAACAACGCCGCTCACGTTTTGAATAGTGCCGCCGTTTACAAAAACACCAGAGCTGCCACTGTATGTGTTTGTTCCAACAGTTGTGTTGGCCAAGCTGATGTCAACGTGTTGTGCCAACAAGGGGCTACCTACGTTACGCAGGGGGCCAAAACGGTTGTCGCCCGAGAGGATTGGGCCATCGAAAGTAGAACGTGCCATGACAAAAAGTCCTTATGCAAAAGTACCCTACCAATCGTTGCATCGTCTGCTGGGGCAGTGGCGGTAAGGCGGATCACCCAGATGCCCCAATATAACTCAAAAGAAAAAGGGGCACAAGGCCCCTTTTTCAAAAGTTCCCCGAAGGGAACCGTTCATCAGAACGAACCGGAAGAACCGAAGACGCCCAATGGATCAGACCAGCCGAACGAATAACGCTCGCGAGCCTTGTAACGGACGTTGCCGGTGTCGAAGTCGCCGTCCATGCTGTTTTGCAGCGGGGTGCGGACGAAGTGCTTCATACCGTTAGGCACGTCAGTAGTCAAGAACCAAGCATTGTTGTCGGTCAAGAAGTGGTTGATGGTGTAACCGTCAGGCACAGCACCGTTGTTCTTGATCGCGTTGATGTCGTTGTTGTTAGTACCGACGCGGAGTTCGGTTTCCAACAGACGAGTAGCAACGAATTGCAGGCTTGGAGGAACGATCAGCTTCTTAGGCTTAGCGGCGATCAGCAAACCACGCTCATCAGTCCAAGCGGCGATCTGGATAACGGCGGCTTCCAAAGAAGTCTCGTTCAGGTCAGCTTGGGTAGAAGGAGTGTTGGCGTTGCGTTCGCCGTTGACCAGAGGGTGGGCAGTGCTGAACAGAGCAACGCCGTCACCGCCGGGATAGGCAGCGGAGAAGCCGTTGTTCAAGACAGCAGCAGCTTTAACCTGCTTGGTGTACGCCATGGCACGAGCCAGACCCTTGGTGTAACGAGCAGACAAGCTGTCGTACAAGTTATCTTCGATCGCTTCTTCAGTGATCGAGAAACCCAAGGCAATGGTTTCGTGGTTGTAGCGGGTAGTCCATGCTTCTTGAGCATTGTCATAGGAGATGGCAGAGCCTTCAGCCTTGACAGGAGCTGCGGAGAAGCCAGACAGCTTGGTTTCTTCTTCAAAGCTACGCTCCGATGTCTCGGTTTCGTAGATTTCTTTGTGCTCTTCGCCGTAACGGGCGTATTCCAGACCGAACAAGGCGTTCAGACCGGGGAGCAGCTCTTTGAGCAGTTGTGCGCGTGAAATAGCCATGGTGAATTACTCCTTATTAGGCGGTTGCAGAGCTGTAATAGCCATGCACCAACAGGTTCATCTTCACCAGAATCTCTGGGAACTGCGTGAACGTGATTGTGGATGCTGCCGGGATGTTCGCACCAGAACCCAGCACGGTTGGCTGAGCGTTGATGGTGATCGAGGTAGCACCGGCGGAGGCGGCGGCGGCCACAAACGAACCAGTATTGATCAACTGACCGTTAGCGGCGAGGTAACCCACGCTGGTACCGACAGGGATCGCAGCAGGCAAGCCAGTACCAGTCAAGGTAATGGTTGTAGAGCTGGAGCTACCCAGTGCAGACACGGTGATGGCGGTATCAGGCACAACACCAACGCAACGAACCGGCAGGATCGAAGTGACGGGAGTGGCTGTAGGAGCCAAAACAGCGTTTGCAGAGTTACCGGTGCTCAGGCTGGAAGCCACAGCGCCGTTGTCGATCATCGACAGGTTGGTGCCAACCATTGCCAAGCTGCCAGAAGCTACGGTAGTGCCGGAAGAGCACACCACGGCCTTGAAGACAGTGTCAGGATCGTCACAAACCACAGCTTCAGCATCGCCAGCCAGCGTAGACGCGGGCCAGAACTGTTGGAACTGCTTCTGCTTGGTGATTGGGTTGGTGAATGTCACGCCCAAGAAAATGCCGGTAACTTGGTTAGCGGCGGTGCCAGTGGAAACGGCTGCGCGGGTGATGAAACCACGCGACAACACCACGAAGTCACCATAGAAGATGTTCGTGCCGTAGCCGTATTGAATTGGCAAGCTGCGAGTAGAACCCGCGAAAACTTGCCCGCCGATCAGGTTGATCGGTTTCAGGCCGTAAGGCGCTGAGATTACGGGATAAGCCATTTAAGACTCCTTAATTTAAGAACCAGAACCGAAAGTGACCTTGGTGCTTCGTTCAGAGAACTTCTGCATCCGAGGATCGCTCTCACGAAGAAAAGTGTTGTCTACTGAGTCCATCTGGGCCTTATTCTGCGCGGAGTAATAAGCCTCGCGCTGTTTAAGGAACTCCGAAGGGATACGGCAGAGCAACAGTCCACCCACTTCAATGCCGCCTTTAAAGCGACCTTCAGTGGTAGCGTGCATCATGAGCTCGGGATATTCTTCCGCTTTCACGGGTTCGTATCCTTCGCGAAACTTACTAGAGATATTGCTGGCGTCAGCTTGACCCATCATGCTGATACGGACATAACGATGCGTCCAGCCCGGACGTTCGTCGGGCATTGGCAAAGTCTCGGGTGCACGCCACGCTTTGGGACGTTGGAACGTCACTTCGCGGGAGTCCAGCTCACGAGCCATCCGATTCTGCGATTTTGTTGGAGCATCAGTCATTTTCATTCACCTCTATTAAGCATAGCAACCTGTTTGGCGTAAAGTTCCAAAGGGACCCCAAGACGGCGAGCGATCGCTGCTTCGGATGCCTTCAGTCGCATACGACTAGGCGGGGTGCTGCGTGAAGCCGGAGCTACAACGGCAGCGGGTTTTGTTGCACGGCGCGGAGGTTCATCCTCGTAAGCCGGTTCTGACCTCTTTTGGGGAGGCGGGTCATTTTCTTCCTCATCGCTCCGCTCACTTTCAAAGTGCTCGGGAAAACGCTTGCGCATAGTGCGGTCGATAGTCTTGAAGTACTCATCACTACCAACGTAATCAGAACCATACTCGCGCTGCAACTTCTTGTCAATACCCATTGCAGCCATGGTCATTTCTTCGTCCTGACCCCACCAATCGCTATTGGCGGTCATCCATTTCTGGGTGCGGGGGCTGAGCTTCTGAGCTTCTGGCTTGGCAGGTTGAAACTCTTTGTCTTCCACCTCGATAGGTTTCATGGTGGTAGCGCGGTCGAGCTTCAAAGTAGCTTGCGCAACTTCTGCTTGCGCGTCTGCCAACGCATCGGAGTCGCCTGTGTCGTATGCGTCTTTGAATCGTTTCTTGGCCGCGACCAATTCCGCTTCGGCGGCAGACTTGGAGGTCTCGATGTACGCCTTGCTACCTGTGGCCAACTGCTGCTGGAGTTTCTTGTTCTCCTCAAACACCTGACGAGCAAACGTCTCAGCAGCCTCGCGCTCGCGCAGGGCTTCTTCTTTGGCACGTCGCTCGTCGTGGTAGCCACGAGTGAACTTCTTAATGCGAGCCTGAACCTTCTCGTCGTACGAGGCAAGTTCATCATCGGTGGGGTCTTCCACCGGCTCTTTCATGGGTTTGCGACCACGATCCGCAGGGGGCGTATCGTCTTCGATCTCGATGTCGAGATTGTCGTCTTCAGTAGTTTTTGCGCCCTTGGTTTCCTTTTCGTCGGGAAACTCAAAGTCTTCACCAAATTTAGCCATGTTTACTCCTTATGCAGCGCGGCTGATACCACGCGGGTCTTCGACAACGGCCTCAACCGAATCATCATTGATGATGCGGAACTCGCGACCGTGGATTTTCAAGCGGGTGCCTGAATTGGGGCGCACGATGACAAAGTCACCTTGCTTGCAGCTCGGCCCACTGGGGAACCGGGTTTTGTCTGCGTAGGCGTCCGGGCCAACCTTGACCACAAACAAAACGGGAGTCAGAACCTCCTCGTAGTGCATGGACTGGCCAGCTTTAATGATGCCAACTTCACTGTCCGCATACTCTTCTATTGCTTCTGGTACGACGCACAGAAGGTGGAAGGTTTTCGGATCAGGCAATTGCTTGGCTTTGTCCTCGGTGTTCTTGTTCAAGATACCTGACAGGTCAATCGCCGAAGCGTCAAATTCAGTCATCAGACTTCTCCATTTTTTGCACAAGGTCGTTAATGATGTCCTCTGCTTGCGTCAGACCTTGGATAAGCCCGCAGAGGTGTTTGTATTCAGCATGATCCTTCGCACTGCCACGGCTAACCGCAGTAGCGTAAGAGTCACGCTGCTCTACAAGTTGTTTGGCCACGTGGGCCAGAAGTTGATAATCTCTCACTTGCTCTCCTTCCTAGGAGGTTTGTTACTCTGGCTGGCTTGCTGGCGCGTTTGCTGTCGCTCTTGATGGGCCAGTTGAGCTTTGTGTTTAGCTGCGTCAAGCCCCATGCGGACACCGTCGGCCTCCATCTGCTGCTTGAGTCTGTCGCGTGCAGCGGCAGCGGTGGCACCCACCTGCATAGCCGCGATTTCTTTCTGCGCCTCGATGCGAGCCTCCTCGATCCGAAGCTGGTCGGCCTTGGCCGCAGCATCGACTTGTTGCTTCTGCGCTTTGAGCTGCAACTCCTGCTGCTTGATCTGAAGCTCCTGCTGTTGTATTTGCACGACAGGGTCTTGTGCTTGCTGCTGAGCTTGCTGCTGAGCGGCCTGCTGCTGGTCCCGCTGAAGAATCTGCTGCGACGCCTGAGCTGCCATCATGGCAATCTTGTCGGCCATCTCTGGAGGAACCTGCTTGTTCTGCTCCTCGGTCGGCAGTGGCATGCCCATCTGCAGCTCGATCTGCTTGCGCATCTCCAGTGCAATGTGCTCGTTGACGTGCGCCATAGCTGCAGCCATGATCTGCTGCGCGGCGGGGTTCATCTGTAACAACTGCTGGACCTTGGGGTTCTGGATGGCAGCCATGTGCACCTGAATGTGCGCTTGGTGGTTCTGCTCAATGAACGCCTTGACCGGCTTGTTGTTGAGCAACGCTTGGTTCTCCGACACGGGGTCAACAGGAACTGCGTCTTCTTCCATAGGCACAAGCTTGGAAGCATTCTTGATGCCCAACACCTCGATCATCTGGCGGTGCAGAAGTGGCAAGTTGTACAAGTTAGGGGCGCTCTGGGCCAGTTGCAGCACAGCTTGGTACTGCACGATCTTCTGCGCCATGGTCGCTGCGTTGGGGTCGGACACAGGGATCACGTCCACCAAGTCGTAGTCACCCTTCTTCGCGGCGCGGGTACCGTCTACAGGTGTGTAGTCGTACTCCTCTGGCGTATAGTCAGCGATGATGACTTTGAGGAGTTTGAACTCCATCTTCATCGCATAGTGCAGGCGGGCCTGAACCGCAGTCATCACCTTCAGTGTGCGCTCAAGGATGGCCAGAGTTGTACCCACTGGGGCTTGCGACGACATATCGCTCACCTTCATGTCACCGCTGGATGCGAAGGCGCGACCTTCTTGGACTATACGGTCGAATAGGGTGTACAAAACCTGTGAAGGTTCTTTGTACGGCAGTGGCAAGATGTTGTCACGGATCGAGCCGGAGGGCACATCCACGTCTCGGAATTCACCGGGAGCGATCGGGGTGTCGTCACCCTTGATGCGGAGCCCACGGGACTTGAGACCTCCGGGGAGGTTAGACAAAGTACCAGCATCCACGAGCTGGCGAATAAGCATAGTAGCGGACTTAGCGTACCCACCGATGAGGTGGATGAGGCCGTAGCCGTAGAAGCCAAACCCGGGGATGTATTGGTAGTGGACGAAGTGCTGACGCTTGGTGTGGAGTTCATCGCCTTCATACCAATTCCTACGAATAGCCAAGATTTTGGTTGTGCCCTTCTCCACCGTCACCACGTACGGCAGTGCGATGCCCGTGGGGTCACCCTTTTTGTTCTTGTGCTCGAAGCCCTTGAGGTCCAAGTCAACGTGCATCTCAAGTATGCGGAACCGCTCGTCGTGCGTAGCGGTCATGCCCATCTCTTCGGCCTTCTGCTTCTCGATGTCATCGAGCTCGTTGGACGGCTCGCCCAAGTCCACATCACAGTAGAACCCAGCGTCCTGCAGCTTCAGAATCTCGTTCGGCGTTTTACGCATAACGTGCGTTACGCGCTCGGCTGACTCAAGGTTAGACGCGCCGTACGGCACAACGATGTCCTCGGCAGGAATGAACATCGCAGCTTGGCGTCCTTTGCTCGGGTCGTAGTAGACCTTCTTGAACGCGCTACCTGCCAGTGGCAAGTTCCACAACAGCTTCTCATGCTCAGGGCGATACTCAGTCATTACCTCGGTGAGCTGGTAGTTCATGTCCTCGCGCACGCGGGCGGCTGCGTCCTGCACCTGTGGGGTGTCTTTGCCAATGATGTTGGTCTTGACTGGGCCCTGCGCTGGGAACGTCTCGGTCATTGCCTCGGACTGAAAGCGTACAACGGACTCGGTCAGCATGGGGTGGAACACACCGCAAGCACCAGCCCATGGCTCGGTGCGATCCTCGTACTTCAGGCCCAGCAACTTCAGGCCGTCCACATACGTCTGCATCCACTCTTTGCGGTCGTTGTTGTCCTTGGTGAACTCACTGACCAACTCACTCCCAAGTGAGGCCAAGTCACGGTCGTCCATGAACTCGGCGAGGTTGGCGTCGAAGTCCTCCGCTGTATCTTCAGCTGGCGCGAGCTCTAACTCGATGTCACCAATACCAATGGAGACGCTCTCGGGGTCCTCGATTTCAATCTCGATTGGAGAGCCCTGCTCCATATCCAAACCCATTGGGGCCGCGTACAAACCTTTTTCCATTGCCATGATGTGTCCTTACACTGTGTAGAACCGCTCTCTGCGAGCGCTCTTGAACCATTGAATTTCCTCGGGCTCGTCCACCGGCAAGCGCAAGAACCCACCTTGGCGGAACCGCATAAGTGCCAAAGTCGTTGCGTCAACCAAGTCATCGTGTTCGCCAGACGGGAATGCTGCGATCTCATCGACCAGCTCCTCTGCCCAGCGCGTACGGGGAACCCATACTTTCCCACTCGCGATTATGTCGGAAACGCTGTTCAAACGGGCAATTTTGTCCTGCCCCTTACTTGGCGTGTACTCCATGACCGGTATGCCCATGGCCCGGAGCTCATATATAAGTGGGGCCCCAGTAGCCTTCTTCTCAATCAGCAGTCCGTCCGGCTCGTACTCGTTGTACTCTTTGAGCACATCTTTCTTGAGGTCCACCCACTCGACACGCTTCTTATACGTGTTGAGCAAGATGATGTTCTTGGACTGGTCCTTGTGGTGGGTAAAAATCCCCCACGTCGTGCCTGCAGAGAAGTCGGCCCGCTGGTGTTTCTCAAACGCCGTGTCCCACGTCTGGAGGATGTACTCACACTCAGGCGGACGGTCCTCCTCCCACCACTGCCACCAGTCGCGCTTCACAATCGCTGACTCGTTGCCCACCGGGTTCTGCTGGTACTGGGCCTGCCACTTGGCGTTCGGCAGTTCTTCACGCAGCGCCTCCAGCTCCTCGATGGACCAGAACTGTGGCCATAGGGGATTACCCGAAGGCAGGATGGCTGGGAACTCAATGACCTCCCACTCCTCGCCCGCACGCTGCGCCGCTGACTTGATCACTTGGCCAGTCAAATCTCTCTGGGCCCAGCGCGTCATCACAATCACGATGGCCCCACCCGGCTGCAGACGCTGACGCGGACCTGATGTATACCACTCGTACACCTTGTCGTAGACCTCGGGGTTGCTTGCGGCCATGGCCGCTTCTTGTTCTGAGTGTGGGTCGTCAAT